AGGTAAGGGTTCAGTAGAACTAGTTAATTTCTTAACTGGTGGTATATTCTTAAAAGCATTTAAAGGTCTTTGGAAAGGTTTAAAAGCAATAGGTGGTTTTTTCTCACTTGCTAGATTAATATTGATTGCTAAATTTGCATTGGTAATTGCTGCTATTGTTTTTGTTGCAACAAAGATAAAAGCAATTGGGCAATTCTTCAAAAAATTGATGGATTGGTTCAAATATTCATGGTTAGGTAGAAAATTAGGTTTAGTAGATGAGGAAGGTGAAGCAGCAAAATCAGATGAACTTAAAAAACTACAAAATAAATTAGCAGATGAAAAATCTAAATCAGCTCCAGGTAGTGGTTTCTGGTCCGATGACCAAGATCCTGAAAAGATAGCAAAACTAACGGCAAAGATAGCAGATTTAGAAATGGATTTAATGTCTACAGCAACAGCTGGAAAAATACCTACAATCAAAGATGAAATGGATAAGGCTGATAAAGGACTGGAAGTTACTGTTCCTTTGGCATATAACAGCAATAAAAAATTTTATGAAGACAAGAAAGCGCAAAAAGACGCTGTAGCAGAATTTGAGGCTTTGAATTTAGCTAATAACGATTATTTAGCAAAAAAAGGTATTGATACAAGCATTTTTAATAACGTAGTTACTGATAACAGTCAAGCTTCAAATGCAAATATTAGTGTTGTAGATGATTCAAAAGATGGAACTATAATAGATACTTCGGATAGTCGTTGGACAGATTAGGTTAAATCCTTTTCAGTAATAATTTTAAATTCAGCACCTTGAGTTTTACAATATTTGGTAGCGGCTTGCCATTTAGCCTTATTTCTGATATATTCAAGAGACTCTCTCATATAAGATTTAGTTTTTCTGCTAGTTGGTTTTTTAGGTGGAACACATTGGCGTGATGGTTTAACTTCAATTACTACCCTATTACCTTTAGTTGTCTTTGCTACAAAATCTGGAAAGTATCTATGCCATTTATTATCAATGGGACTATAATATCTAATAGGCAATTCTTCACTAGCCCAATGTTCTATATTGTGACTATTATCTAAATACACCATCATACGTCTCTCTAAAAGAGAACGGTATATTATATTCTTTACATCACCAACATATTTTTTGGGGTTCTCTGGTTTATATAATCCTTTAAAAGATTTCTTCATATCCGTTATAAATATACCAGTATATATAAAGGAAGTAAATATGGCTTGGACAAACAAGATCAAAAACATAGTTAAAGGTAAAATAGGTAACATGGTTTCTGGCGCAATTGCTAGTAAATTATCCTTTGCCTCATCTGGTCAAACAACCAAAGTGGCAGCCAAACTATTAAACAAATCGCCGTTAGAGATAGGAACAACAGGTCCATTATCACATATGGAGTCTATAAATAATCCATATCAATATGGTACAGTATACTATCCAAATGAAACATCTAATTTAGGTGCCGGCCATTATATTATATTTGATATTGTATCTCACAAATCATCCAAATTTAAACAACAGACTTTTCAGAATGGACAATTAGATGGTGGTAAAACACTATCTGGTTTTGAAGCTCGCCATAAACCCAAAGGCAGTAGAACTAGAATAGCAAACATAAAAAGAAATGGCATATCCCAATCCAGCAGATTAAGATCAACATCTTCTGGTCTAGTATCCAAAACAGGTGATACGCATAATTATATTTCAGATAGTATTATATTATATACGCCAGCAGAGTCAATGAAATTTAATTACAGTGTGGGTTATGAAGATACACAAACAGGTTTAGCAGGTGATTTAGGCCAAGCTATTGGTTCTGTTATGAATCAAACTGGTTGGATAGATAAAATAAAAACAGCTGGTAAAAAAGGCGGTCAACTGATTGGTGAAGTAATGAAGTCAGCTGGATTTGGGGCTATTGGTATAATACCAGGTTTTGAAAATGCTAGACAAACATTAGACAAAGCATTAGGTCAAGCAAAGAACCAAAATTTAGAAATGATATTCCAATCTGTGCCATTTAGATCATTTAATTTTCCATTTATATTTGCACCAAAAGATGAGTCAGAGAAAGACCAAGTACACAAAATTTTACAATTGTTAAGATTTCATATGTTACCTGAACAATCAAATGGTCTTCAAGGAGGATATTTCATAACACCATCTGAATTTCAAATAACATATATGTACAGAGAAAGTGAAAACTCATATATACCAAGAGTTAGCCGCTGTGTTTTAAAATCATGTAATATTGATTATGCACCCGAAGGTGTTGTATCATCATTAATACCAGATGAAAAAGGCGCACCGCCAACTATTATTAAAATGGATTTAGAGTTTGGTGAAACAGAAATTATGACTAAACATACTGTAGCGGAGGGATTCTAATATGGCATATTTTGAAAAGTTTCCAAAAGGCAAATATTCTAACGATAATATTACATACAAACAGGTTACCGATATATTCAAACGAGTTAAAATCAGAGATAAGATAATTAACGAGGCAAGTTTATACCAAGAGTATGATGTACCAAATGGTGAAAGACCTGAAGATACAGCAATGAAACATTTTGGTGATCCTCAATATCATTGGGTTATATTAATGACAAATGCTGGTCACGATGGTTTTTATGATTGGCCTTTAGATTTCAGAGCATTTGAATCCTTTGTTGACACAAAGTATTCCAATCCAGACGCAATACATCATTATGAAAAGGTACAATCAAGTGGTCCAACCAAATCAAACGATTATTCACATATGATAGAGGTAAACAGTAATGAGTCTGGTGCTCAATCAGTTTCTAATAGAGAATATGAACAAAGAATACAAGATCAAAGAAGAAAAATCAAATTACTAAACCCAGGTTTCTTGCCTGTATTATTAGAAGAATTTGACAAATTGATAAATGAATAATTATGTACGATCAAATAAACGCTGACACATTAACAAAAGCTGGCCAATTTTCCTTATCAGATATACAATTAATATCTTATATATCTGCTGAAGGTGGTAGTAATCCAAAAAAAATTAGTATCAGATCACAAGTACTAGAAATCAATATATACGAGGATATATTTACTAAAGGCCTATCAGGTAATGTAGTAGTGGTAGATAACCAAAATGTTCCCAATCACTTACCTCTTACCGGGTTTGAACGAATAGAATTTAAACTGAATACACCTGGTATTGCAAAAGGTTTTGATTTCACATCGGTGACCGGCCACCCTATGTACATATATAAAATATCAGCCAGACGAGAACTTGCTCCAAGAACACAAATGTATGTTTTAAATTTTGCCTCTAAAGAAATATTAACAAACGAGACAAAGAAAATCTACCGATCTATGACAGGTACTATAGATCAAATGGTACTGGATATATTCAGACGTGATATAGAATCCAATAAGACATTAATATTAGAAGAAACGAAAGGTGCTCGTAAGTATGTGCCAACAGGATTAAGGCCATTTGAATTTATTCAAAGTTTAGGAAACTCAGCTGAATCAGGTAGATATAATAATGCTGGTTATTTTTTCTATGAAGACAGTACAGGATATAGATTTAGAAGTTTAGAAAATATGTTGGCGATTACAGATGGAGCGGCTAGACCTGCTGTTGCACGATTTGAAAAGAAACCAAGGTCAGTTAAAGGTGGTACTGGTGTAACCAATATCATACAAGAAATGCAGATAGTGGATAATTTTCAAATAATGAACCAATATGACACAATACAGAATTTAAGGAATGGTGTATTTGCAAGTAGAACTATTGCACACGATTTAATGGATAAAACATATACAATACATGATTATGATTACAATTTGGACTTTGAAAAATCACACCATACAGAGCATGATGGCAGTGGTGGTAAAACAGATACTAAATCAATGGCGCCAGTGATAAACTATCATGGTAACCAATTTAGTGATTATGCAGAGACTCGTACATTTATGAAATCTACAACAACCAAAATACATGATGATTTTGAAGGTGTTCCAAAAGGTACTACAATGGCCAAAAGATTATCACAAAAGTTGGCTTTCGCCTCAATGCAGGTAGCACTCACAGCAAGAGGATTCACAGGATTGTCCGCTGGTGATGTAGTTGCATTAGAGATTCCGTCATACGAACCGGCAGGTGCTGATAACCCTTTAGATAACGATCCCTATATGTCTGGACGCTACCTGGTTAAGAACATACGACATAAAATAGATACTACTAAAGATAATCACACAATGGCGATTACGTGTATGAAGGACGCCGTAAGGGTTCCATATCCAGAGGAGGAAATAGATACCTTTACAGGTAGGGAAAACGCCGAGGCCATCAACGTATTACAATATGATTTAGATGACGCAATAATAACTGAAGCAAATAAAGGAGGTCCACCAAGTGTACTCTCATAGGCTTAGAGAATCTCCGAAATTTCCGACCGCTCCGCTCGCTTTGACGATAGATATACTAACGGAGGCCATATAAGAGGCCATGACGAGAGGATTTGACCATAACATATTAAAGACAAGATTAAGGAACAATGAATATGACAATGTATAATAAAGAGAACAACCCTTATAGACACATAGACCTTATTCTCAAGGCGGCCTTTGTTAAAACACTTTCATGGTCACAGAGAATACACAACTCACTGGCAATCAGAGGTAGGCCAATAGCTAAAGTCATGCTAGCGCATGCCTATTCCATTGGGAAAGGTTATAACACACTAATAAATAAGAATACGCAGGCCTATAGAGACCACGTAAAGAATAAAGGCCATTTGCGTAAGGATAAAGTTAATAGGTAAAAATGACGTATAGTGTAGAGATTAAAAACAAACATATATCGGAAAATATTTAAGACAATGGCCAAATTTATAGGAAAGAATACAGAGTTTACATGGTTTTGTGGTGTCGTAGAGGACAGGCACGACCCAATTAAAACAGGCCGGCTTAGAGTAAGGTGTTTAGGTTTTCATACAGAAAATAAAAGTTTATTAACAACGGCCGATTTACCGTGGGCGACAGTGATGTTGTCTACGCAGAGTCCAGGTATTTCTGGCCTTGGGACTTCACCGAGTTTTTTAGTTGAAGGCAGTTGGGTATGGGGATATTTCCGTGACAGTGGCCACCAGGAGCCTGTCGTTTGTGGGAGTTTGCCAGGTAAACCGAAATATTATGGCAATCCTGACGTAGGATTTAATGACCCAATTAGGAGATCAGAGGAAGATATTGAAGATAAGGCCATTGAGGATTACGGAGCCGATAACGAAGATGATGACAATTACCACAAGTCGGTATATCCTCGCAACATTAACGAGACTGATACAAATAGACTCGCAGTCCATAATACAGAATTAGAACACGGCAGTTTAACGGCCAGGGTTTTAAATCGTTTAGATAAAAATAAACCTGGCGAAGGTTGGGTTTCTATTGCAACGGCCGATTTTGATTTACTCACGGCGGCCGATGGATCGGAAATACTGGCCTCTGATAGTACTTCTTGGTCAGAACCTAAAATACAATACGATGGCCTTGGTGTTTTATCCGAAGAAGGAGAAGAAATAACACCTCACACTTACAATGCCGTTTACCCATATAACCACGTGTTTGAATCCGAGTCAGGCCATATAAAAGAGTTTGATGATTCATATACAATAGAAATTATTGACGGCGAAGAGGTAAGAACAAATTATTACCGAATACATGAACGCCACACTTCTGGTACTTCTTATGAAATGACCAACAACGGAGACCTGGTGACCAAAGTGGCCAACGATAATTATCAGTTAATCGCCGGCACTCACAATACTAATATAAAAGGAAACTCCGATATTACTATTAATGGCCGCCACAAAATATTCATTAACAAAGATGGCGAAGAAGAAAACAATTACGATATACATGTAGGCAAGAACGCCAACATAAACATACAAGTAGATCAAGGTGATATTAATATGGTAACCAAAGATGGCCGAATTAATGTAAATGCAGGTGGCGATTACAATGTTAAAGTGGGAGGCAATTACACAATATTAGTAGAAGGTAATAAACAAGAAGATGTGGCCGGCACAAAGACATCTAACACAACAGGCGCAGTAACACATAGAGGGGCTACGATAGACCTTAATCCTTAAACTCAATAAAATTTTTCATATATGCCAGCGCTATTGATCCTGGGTCCACCAGGTTTAATCTATATTTGCAATAACAATCATTAGCATTATCCTTTATCTTATTTTTTTCCTCCAGGATTGCCGGTGGCCGGATAAGCAGGCCTCAACTGTAAGTTGATCTACGGAACGTCACGTAT